ATAGTTAATGGTTTGAAAACAAGTTGTCTTTTAGTTCAAGCAACAGCGAAACAATATTGTCCTGTTGATGGTAGTGATTTAAGAAACAGTATTGATTTTGAAGTTGATGAGGAAGAATTACAAGTGTATGTATTTACTAAAGTAAAATATGCTGAGTGTGTAGAATATTCAACAAAAGCTCATGAAATTAAACCAAAAAATAAGAAAGCATTAAAGTTTGAAGTAGGTAGAAAAAAGAGATTAGCAAAAGGTGGAAAAAAAAACATTGTATTTGCAAAGAGAGTATGGCACCCCGGAACAACTGCACAGCCGTTCATGCGCCCGTCAATTGACCGGAATCGTGACAACATTAAGAAAATATTGGCTTCTGAGATTAACAAAGTAAATAAATAAATTATTTTTATATATAAACTAATTTTATAGATATATATGACCAAGAGGTCTTTAAACAAACCAAGAGGTTAAAATGGAATTAGATTTACAAAAAGCAATATATGGAATCGCAAATGATTTAGTTAATGCTTTAGTTGAACAATTAGAAATTAATGGGAATGTAAAAACAGGATTCTTAAAAAATTCAATTACAGTCACAATAAGAGGTTCAACATTAATTATAGAGATGGCTGATTATGGAAAGTTTATTGAGTTTGGAACAGCACCACATATTATTGAAGTAAAGACTAAGAAAGTTTTAGCAGATAAAAAGGGAAGAATATTTGGAAAGAAAGTAAGACATCCCGGAACAAGACCAAGCCCATTTATTAGACCAATTATTCACAGAAAACTAGGAGAGATTATTTCTAACAATTTAAGGAGGCATGCAGTAATACAATGAGTGTAAATAATTTAAAAACAGAAGTTGTATACCTAATAAGGAACGGAGATGTTCTAACAATAGCTGAGAGAGGAGTTACAACAGCGACGGCAACAGGAACATTTACAGCAGATTCAAGTTTAATAATTAGCAGAACAAATGTCAAGAATATTAGATCTATTACAGTTGCAGGAAGCCTATTAACTTATGGGACAGATTATACAATAAACCTAGACTTTGATAACTCTGGAACTATTGCATGCAAGATCACATTTACTTCTGCACAAACAGGAGCTTATTCTATTCCCTATGATTACGGAACCGATAAGATCTTTGGAGATTTCCCAAGAGATGATCTAAGACTTAACTCATATCCTCGGATTGCAGTTGATCTAATAAGTAAAAGTATAGATGCTTTTGGAATCGGAGGAACAGCCTTTATCTCAGATACATTAGTCACATCAATAGCATATTCACAGAGTATAGATCAGATAGAAACTCTTTTAGACAGTATTGAATCATTATTAAGAACAAATGCAAAGAACTTCTTTTATGCGCCATTTGTTAAACCAATCGGAAGAGGACCATTAATTAAATCAGAAGATAGGAATGATGTGATTCTACATAAGAATCAAGATAGTATGGCAATGTTCTCCGTGGATCAAGTATGATAATTCAATTAAAAAATCAGGAGGTTAAAAAAATATGACACAAAATAATTACAGAAGTGGTGGACAAGCATCTGCACAGATAGCTTATGAAGATCCAGATGTATGGGGAGAAGCAGCAGGAAGCATGACTGTTAGTGATGAGACATTTTTTGCAGTTGGACAAGGAGTTGAAGTTAATTTAACTAAGAACAACAATAAAGTAAGAAATTTTGGCGTAGGGCAAAGAAATGCCACCAGTACGTCTATTTTGGGATTTACAGGTACTCTAACACTTACAGGGGGAGTTACGAGCTTCTACTGGCTATTAGGGGCCTTAGGGACCAATAATGACGCAGGTTCAGGACCATCTTCATACACGCACACGTATACAGAAGCAGACAGTTTACCTTCATTTAGTGCAAAGTTGCCAATAGTGTTTAATACAGAGAAGTATGAGCTTATTCAAGGAGCAATTACAAATCAATTAACTTTGACTGCAGCAATCAATGAAGTTCTTAAATTCAATCTAGAATGTCCTTATAGATATTCAAGTATTGTAACAGGAGCAACATCAGTTGCAACAGATACTCAAGCAGTTTATACATTTGCAGGAGGAACAATAGAAATTCCAGATGGAACAACTATTGCAGCAGTACAGAACTTTGAATTAACAGTTAAGAATAATGCTGAATTAGTACCCGAAGTCGGATCTAGGTTTGCAGCAGGATATGCAGCAAAACAAAGAGAATATGACTTTAAGTTCACAGCAGCAGTTACTAACTTTAATTTAGTTGGATTAATGTATGCAGGAACAACAGGAGCAACAGCACCGGCAGCAATAAGTGATGGATCAATTGGAACAATGACTTTAACATTTGTTAATTCAGATGGACATGAAGCAGTGTTTACTTTACCAGAATGCCACTTCAATGAAGATGTACTTCCAAGAAATATTAATGATATTGTAAAGGAAGATATAACTGGGTGGTGTGAGAGCATGACTAATGTTGTTTATACAAATGCAACTGAAACTGCACCAATAGAAGCAACTAATGTTTAAATATTTTATTTTTTTATGTTCTATGTTTGAGAACAAAGTAAATTCCGGGAGGGAATAAATGGAAGAAAAACAAGAAATACCAGAAGTAAATATTGAAGGAGGAAAAGTAGTTTTACCTACTTTGGAAGTTCCAATAATCTTCAACAAGAAAGAAGATGTTGTTGTTATGAAGAAGATAACATCCGGAGAGAATATGAATAATCTAAAAAATCATATCTCTACAAGTATTGTGGGACAACAAATGCAAGGAAAAGTTATAGAACCCTTACAATTAATGTTTTCAACATTAACTAAGGTTATAATAAAAGCACCGTTTGGATATACTGACAAGGAATTGAAAGATTTACCAGAAGGAGTTCCAGAATATTTATATTCGCAATATCAAGACTGGTGTAAAAAAAAACTGAAATCAGGAGAGAATTAAAAGAATTTTCTAAAGGACTACATCAAGATGATATAGAACTTCAAGAAAGTTATCTTAATTGGTTTTTCCTATTTTGGTTCAAGAAGGAACCAAGCTTTTGGAGAAACTTAACTGATGATCAGCTCAGGTCTTATATTGCTCTTACACAAGAGAAAGAGAAAGAGACATGGGAAACGATACAAAAAATATTAAAAGGATTATTCGGATAATATGGCAGAAAAATTTGTGGTAGAAGTACCAATAGACTTTAAAGGTGGAAAAGCTGGGAAGGCAGGAACAGCAGGAGCTGGAGGCGATTCCAAATCTGTTGAGAAAAATACAGATGCACAGAACAAAAACTCTAAGAGTATTGTAAAATCACTAGGAATAAGTAAATTATTAGCTGATATAATGAGTGGGATGTATCAGCTTTTAGCACCAATTCTAAGAATATTAAATGTTATTGGAATCTTGATAATGCTTCCATTATTACCCATAATTAAGATAGTTGCAAAGGGATTAGCAGAAGTTGCAAAGGGATTAGCTAAATTTATGAAGGGCGAAGTAAGTCTTCAAGAATTTTTAAATTCCTATTTAGTACCTGCATTTGCAGAGATGGCAAGTGCAATAAGTAAGTATGTAAACTCTACTTTAATTCCATTATTAACTGGAGTTTGGACTGGATTAAAAGATTTTTATGATTCTACTGTAAAACCAAAAATATTAGAAATTTGGGATAATTTAAAAGAGTTTTTTGATACAAAAATAAAGCCCAAGTTATTAGAGATGTGGGATAATTTAAAGATTTGGTTAGATGAAAATCTTCCAGAGATACTAGAGGATGCTTTTAGTGGGATTGGAACAGCGATAGAAATTGCAGCACCAGCATTGCTTTCAGCAATAAGTACCAAAGTATTGGCATTAATTCTTGGTGCAGCATTGGTAATGTTATTAATTATTGGCGGATTGCCCTTATTAATTGCAGGTTTACTAATAGCAGCAGTTACTGCAATAATCACATTGATTGTAGTATACTGGGATGATATTGTAAATGCTTTTAAAAACGCATTTAATAAGGTAGTTGATGCGTTTGAATGGATAGCTGGAAAGGTAAGAGGTTTTTTCTCTTCATTTGGGGGAAGAGCATTAGGAGGATCTGTGACTTCTGGAGAACCCTATATTGTAGGAGAAAAGGGCCCAGAGATATTTGTTCCGGGAGCATCAGGAAGTATAGTGCCTAATGATAAGTTGGGCGGAGGCGGAGGAAGCATAATCAATATTAATAATCCAGTTGTAAGACAAGATTCAGATATAAGAAAGATCGCAAGTGAAGTAAGTAAGGCTATGAGAAGACAATTAACAGGGAGAGTAAGCTAATGGAAATAACCTCGGAATTACAATCAATGCAGAGAAAGATTGATTCAAGATTTAAAGAATTAATACAATATCAAGCAGGACAGATACAAATACAGAAGCAGATATTACAATCTTTACATGAACTAAATAAATTTCTAAGGGAGGAAAAAGATGAGAGATAAATTAGGGAGATTTGTAAAAGGATTTAATAATAAAATAGGATTTAAACATAGTAAGGAGTCCAAAGAAAAAATGAGAAAAGCACATTTAGGAAGAAAATTATCTGAAGAAACTAAAGAAAAATTAAAAGGGAGAATACCTTGGAATAAAGGTTTAACTAAAGAAACAGACATTAGAATTAAAAAACAGGCTAAAGATATTAGTAGAATATTAAAAGGCAAAGAAGGAAACTTTAAAAATAAAAAACATACTACTGAAACAAGAGAGAAAATTAGTAACTCCAAAAAAGGACAAAGATCTTGGAATTACATAGATGGTAGAAGTAAAAATTGTTCACCAGCTAGATATGGGGATGATTGGTTTAAAATTAGAATGTTGATTTATAGAAGAGATAATTTCACTTGTCAAGAATGTACATTAAAGATGTCAAAAGAAACAGGAG